GGCCAGGGCGACGAGGACGATGGAGACGAGCTTGCGATCGATCAGCATGGCGGCCTCAGGGGGCGAGGGAGTAAACGTCAGCGATCAGGCGGCCGGGTTGCGGGCGGGCGGCGGCGGCGGCGGGCTGGAGCCAGTTGCCGTTGTCCAGGGGAACCGGCTCCCAGTTGGCCGTGGTTGAGTAGGCCCACGAATCGCCAGCCGCGGCCACTTCCTCGAAGTCCTCGCGGACGATCCAGAACGAGCCGTCGGGCTGGTCGGCAGGGAACTTCCCGCCTCCCTGCGGCGGCCATGTCACATCCCACGAGTTGAGAACGAGAGCGCCGTCGCGTGGATTCTTCGTCCCCGGCGGGGCGTTCGCGGCCCATCTCAGGCCAGCCACCGCCATCTGGTGCGGCCATGTCCCGTTCCGCCGGATGAAGCCGTCAGCATCGCGGGCGCTTGCCTGGAATCCGACGTTGCTTGCGATCGTGACCGGCATCCCGGCCGACAGCGCGTGGACCAATTCTGTCCAGGTGGAGATCCGCGACACCTTTTGAATCGGGTGCTTCTTCGCCTCGGCGTCGAACTTCCCGTCGTCGTTCTTCCCGCCGTTGCCGTACGCGCCCCAGTCACGCTCGAGGTGCTGGCCATTCGTCAAGTCGAAGCCAAAGGCGGTATAGGGCTGCTGATAGGTGATGCCCCAGTCCCTCACCCACTTCGCCGCGTGGAAGCCAGTGCTTCCGTCGCTGAATCCGCCGTAGGGCTGCCGCCCGTCTCCGGGCCTGCCCCGCGCCTCGACGCGGGAACCGCCATAGATCGACGGCGTCGAGGGTCGGAGCGGGACTTCGCCTCGGAGTCCTGCTTCCCATGCCACCGCCTCCGCCAGATAGACCGCGTGTTGGGCACCGTGAGCCACGCACGAACCGACCGACGCTTGGTTGCTGACCTTGAACGGGATGCCGTAGCGCTTGCGGCTGGCCTTGTCGGCCGCGCGCCAAAGGAAAACGTCCTGGCCGATCGGCACCGCCATCGCATCGGGGGCCGCGGACGCGAACACACCCTCGCGGCCCATCGCGGAAACGAACTCGTCAGCGCCGACGATGTCGGCTTTCCAGCCAAACCGCGATTCCACCTTCCCGGCGATCCGGTGCGTGGCCCGCTCGACGAGCGCGCCGATAACGGCCGCGAAGACGACGAAGCCGATCGCGGACCAGGTCCAGACGGTGCGTTGCCTCGCGGTCATCGTGTCGCCTCCGCCGCGGCGGCCGACACGGCCCGGTACGCCTTCACCCACTTCGCCCGGCTGGCAGCATCAACCGGCCCGCCCTCGGTCCCGGCCTCGGCGTCGAGGAAGGCTTTGATCGAGTCACGGACGGCGGGCTGCCGAGCCCCGAGCGAGACGCCACGGCATCGCAACTCCCGAGCGGCGCGGCGCAGATCGTCAAACGCTGCCCCGGTGCGGAGGCGCGGCTCGGCCTGCTGTCCGTCCCACTCGATCTGGGAAGCCAGTTCCTCGAGGAGGGCGGCCGTGGTGGCGGCGTCCTGGCTGGCCTCCTCACCGCGAAAGAGTCCCCGAAGATCGAGCCCGACGACCGGCGCTGGGCCGGGGGCGGGGGCCGGCGTTCCAGATTCCCGAATCGAGAATGCGATCATCGCACCGGCGGCGAGGATCGCCAGGAGCGTGAGCGGGTGCGGGCCGCCGCCTCCTGCCGCTGCCCCTGGCATCCCCAACGGCATGATGCCGGGCGGGATGATGGGCGAGAGTGGCGGCAGTTGCGGCAGCGCGGGCGCGACCGCTGGGCGGGTCGAGAGCAGGTAGGCCACCGCAGCGGCGGCGAGGACGAGGGCGGTCGTCATGCGACGGGCTCCGGGGCAGCGGCGCGGGTGAGGGCGAGGATCTGCTCGAGAGCCCCGCCGGCAGCGGCCAGCACCAGGGCCCGAACCGCCGGCCGGGCCAGGATCCAGAAGGGCTGGAGGTAGAGAGGGACCGCGAAACCGGCGACGGTGTCAAACAGGTTGCCGATCACGCCGAGGGCCCAGGCCTTCTTTGCCGGGCCATCGGCCGGGATATCCTCGAGGCCGGTGACGGCCAGGCGGAGGAGCTCGACGACGAGGGAGCCGAACTCCGCGACGGTCAGACCGTTGGCGGACTTCAGCCGGGCGCTCGCCACGAATGCCAGACAGGCGGCGGTGAGCTTCTGTTCCGGGTTCATCTCTTCCGTCTCCAGATGTCACGGGCCGGAACCGCCACGCGGGCAGCTGCCCCGCAGGTGCATCGCAGATACTGGACCGCGGAATCCCCGCTCCGCTTCGAGGTGCGGATCTTCATCCGTTCACCACACCGGCAGCGGTGGTCAGAGCCCATTGGCCTTCATCCTCGCGAGGGCGGAAGCCGCTCGGGCCCCGATCAGCGCGTCGAGCTTCTTGCGGTCCATGGCCAGCCGGCGGATCGCGTCGGCCTGGTCGTCGGCCTCACGCTCGACGATCTGCCGGCGCTCGGCCTCGGTGAGGTTGGCGGCGGCGAACAGGTCGCGCCGGCGGAGGGCGACGGTCGACCGGGGGTAGGCCGGGCGCGTCACCACCGAAACGTCGTAGAGGCCCGAGACGCGGTGGATGGTGCGGGTGATGTTCCCCCGCTCGTCGGTGGCCCACGATTCGTGACGCGGGTCGGCTTTGACCGTGAAGGCAAACGAACTGCCAGCGACGTATCCGCCCCGGATCAGCGTCAGGTACTCGTCGACACGGCCCGAGGGCTGGGGCGGTCGGCCACGGTAGTCGAGCCCCTTGTCTCCTTCGGCCAGGTCGAGCGTCTTGTTTTTCGTCCGTGCGAGCGGGAAGGACTCGTCGTGATTCCACGCGAGGACGACGTCGAGGGATCGGCTCTTGAGGACATCAGCGAAGGCCCCGCGGTCGAACTTCTCCCGGAAGCCGAGATCCTCGCTCCAGGAATCCCACGGGGGGGCCATGCCAGAGATCGTCGGCGGGCCGTCCTCTCGCTCCTCCACGCCAACCGGGGCGAGGTCGGCCACCAGGAACCGGGTCTCGATCTCGTCACCGTCGGCGTCGTGCGTCCGGTATTCGATGCTCATGTGGTCCCCCTTGCGCCGGCAACGATGGTTGAGGCCGAATCGGACAGGGTCGGGTAAGCCGCGGCGATCACGGCTTCGGCAGCAGGGGCGGCCAGCGTCCCCGCGGACACGGCGGCCAAGACGGCCAGGAGCGACGAAACCTGAGCCTCGGAGAGCGAGGAGTCGGCCGCCTCGCGGAGCGGGACGAAGCCAGACTGGATGTAGGTTTCCTTCGCGGCGGGCTCGTCGAGCTCGGGGAAGTCCTCGAGGTCACGCATCTCGGCGGGCGTCATTGCGCCCCATTTCGCGAGGACGTCATAGAGGGCCCCGCGGGCGGCGCTGTCACCGCGGAGGAGACCGCGGTTGTCCACCCGATACCGACAGCCGGCGTACTGCGGGCCGCTGACCACCGGGGACAGGATGGTGCGATTCACCGCTCCTTCGAGCCTCATCTCCCAGGGCGTCAGGCACCACACCTGGGCCGACAGATGCTCTTGCTCGGTGGTGGCGTATTTCATTGCCTCCCTGACTCCGACAAGGGAGCCGGGGACGCCGTAGATCGTGGCGCATTCCGCGGTCACATCGCGCCGCAGCTGGGAGAACTCGGAGGCCTCGTTGGAGTTGCTCTCGATCGCGACGAGCTTGGATTTCTTGGGCAGGATCGCGGCCCCGCCGCGGTTCCTTGAGCCGCCGTAGATCTCCCGCCACTGCTGACGGAAGGCATCGATGGCCGGCTGGTTCAGCGTCTCTTCGGTCTCGATGACGATGTCGGGCCGCGCGCCGTTCGACCAGAAGGCCCGGGCGGCGATGTCGAGCTCTCGCGCCAGGGCAACGCTCGTGTTGCAAAGCGTCGAGGGAACCAAGCCTCGGATCCCGTTGTCGCTGATCCAGCGAACGTGCAGGATCTCGTCCTGGGAGAAGTTGACCCAGCCGGTCTGGCCATTCGGCCCTGATCCGTTGGGATACAGGTAGCGGTAGCCGATGCTCCCGTCGCTCATCCGCCGCGGGTCCATCCGGCTGGGGTGGAGGAGCTCGAGGGCGGAGCAGAAGCCACCGTCGACACCGGGGACGATCCGGGAGTAGCCGTTGCCCCAGAGAGCGGTGTGGTAGATCGTTGACTCGATCCATTCGTAGAGCGACTGGGTCGAGTTGGGCCGGTCGGTGAGAACGGAATAGCAGGGGAGGTCGACGGCCGCAGACTTCCGCCCGTCGGGCGTGGTGCGGATCACCCGCGGCGGCATCGAGGCCACGGCCTGGCTGAGGAACCGGACGCACGACAGGATGGCCGTGGTTCTCACGGCCACTTCGGGCGTCACCGCGTCGGGTGAGATCCACGCCGACCAGGGCCCGGAGCCATCGGACAAGCCGCGCAGCTCCACCGCCGGGGGCGTTGGCTGGGGCCGGGATCGCGCGAACGGAATGAGGTCGAAGAGTCCCATGGCAGCATGGGACAGGGCGGGCCCGTGGCGGTGAAGTTATAGGGGGTAGAGCGTGAACTCCCCTCCAT